GCTAATTCTGGGCGCTGCGGTTCGTGTTGGGGTGAGCATGGACCGCGGCCCGCGGGCCAGAAAACGCGCTTCTATATATATGGAGCCAGAGATGGACATCGACCGATTTTGTTTTCAAATAGGCGAAACCGGCGTAACCCGTGTAATGTCCTTTATATATAAGGGGAAAATTGGGTTACGGTCGGTATACAGGCTGTCTGGGGCCGTAACCGTGGGAGCAGGGGCGATAGTGCGTTAAGGGGGTCTGAAATTTTTTTTCTTCGATGATGGATTTGCTGGCTATATATATAGGGGGCTTTTCTGAACGAGGCGGCTGAGCTAATATCTATCGGCCATTAACTGTTCAGGAGAAAAACATGTCGGGAAGCCAGCGAGACTTCTCTACGACCGGGAAAAGGGATCCTCTGCCCCCCGCTAAGAGGCGCCGAGGAAATCAACCGATCAGCGTCCATACGCCCCTCACCCGCAAACAAGAGCTCTTCGTGAAAGAGCTTGTCTCAAAGGATGGGCAGATCACTATGCGCGAGGCCGCAATCAACGCAGGTTTTGCGGCCGCCGGTGCGCACACTCGCGCTTACGAGATGACAAACCCTCACATCTGTCCCCATGTCGTGGCAGCGATCCGAGCTTACCGCGACGAGCTCGATCAGAAATATGGGATTAACTACAAGCGCCACATCCGCGACCTCCAACTCATCCGGGATCTGGCCTTACAAAACGGCGCCTACTCTGCTGCAGTCCAAGCCGAATATCGGCGCGGTCAAGCGCAGGGCGACATCTACGTCAACAAGTCTGAAATCCGCCACGGCAGCATCGACTCGATGAGCAAGGAAGAAGTGCTGAAGGCGCTACAGGAGCTTACGGAAACCTATGCCCCGGTCACTATTGACATTACTCCCGAAGGAAAAGGCAATTCCGGCAACCGCGGGAAAGCGCGAAAGCGCATTTTGGCGGCAACTCAAGGAGGGGCTGGCGAAGACGACGAGGACTTTGACGACGACGAGGCTTGAGACGTGGGCCACGCCCGGCATACCTGACGTTGCGGTTTGCGACGAGGTGGGCAAGTTTCACTTTGTTGAGCTCAAGGCTACGGCGGGCAATGCCGTGGAGCTTCGGCCCCATCAAGTGGCTTGGCTGTCTAACCACGCCCGAGCCAGTGTTTGGGTGGCGGTGCAGCGACTCGAGACTAAGAACGACCCGAAGCAGTTTTACCTGTTCCACGGCAGCAAGGCGATGGACCTGAAGTTTGAGGGCCTCAAGGTCGAACCGGATTATCACGCGGTCTGGCCTCCGAATTGGGAAGAGGTCTGGGGCTTGATTTGTCCGAAGTAATCGCATAAAGTCGCATAGCGGCGGGGGAGGCTCGCCGTCAGTCACATGGAGACCGGATGTTTTTGTTCAGTTGGATCGGCCGTTTGATTTACGGCAAGGAAACGTGGGAGCGACAAACCAACCCCAAGCCCCGCATCAAGCCGAAACGGCGTCGCAGATAACTTTCAAAAAAGTTCTTGCACCGTCTGCGATAATATGCGATCAGAAAAGCCGGGGGATGTTCCCTCGGCTTTTTCAATGGAGAACCAGCTATGACCTACCAGACCAACGCCTTCGCTCACGGGATCGGGAACGGCGCCGTCAGCGCCCAGTGGTACAATCGCCCGGCCGACCAGAAGTTCTTGTCCCTCGACGAGATGCTGCGCTTTAAACGCGACGATTCTGCCCGCCTGAACAGCCGGATCGTCAACACGCACAAGATGAAGATCGTCGGCGAGCTTGACGAGAACAACCCGTCGGTCGGCCAGATCTTCGTCGAGTACACGGACGAGAACCGTCAGGAGAACGCGAGCACCCCGACCAATTGGAGCTTCGGCCAGCTCGCCCAGCTCTCTGGCGCCCCTGCTGGGTATCTGCGTGACCTGCCTGCCCCTCTTGCGGCCGACTGCATGCAGTGGGGCCTGCGCTACAACCGCGGCAAAGAGCTCGTGAAGGTTTACGACAGCTCGATCGTCGGCGACGCGGCGGGCGAGATCCGCGCAGCGACCGGTCCGGACTACGGCCGCATCTTTGATTGGGAGATCATCAAGCCGATCAAAGATCTGGTCGACGCCTCCGGCGGCCGGTGGAAGGTGCCGGGCATGATGGTGGGCGAGCGCAAAGGCATGGCTGTCTACGATCCAGAAGTGCCGGTGAGCATGGACACCACCACCTTATTTGCCAGCGACCGCGACGTGTTCGTGTTCCTTGTCGACGACCGCAACCCGATTGAGGTGGGCAAGCTTGCCAACGGCGAGCCGGATCTGATGTTCCGGGGGTTCTACGCTTGGAACAGCGAGACGGGATCCAAGACGGCGGGCGTGGCGGCGATGTATCTGCGCGGCGTCTGCATGAACCGCAATCTTTGGGGCGTGGAGAATTTTCAGGAGATCAAGATTCGGCACACTAAATTCGCGCCTGATCGGTTCGCCATGGAAGCCCGCCCGGCTCTGCAATCTTTTGCGCAGGGCGCCACCGCGACGTTTCTCGAGGGCGTCAATGCTGCCAAAGCGGCGATCGTGGCGAAGGACGACGACGACCGGTTCGATTTCCTTGTGAAGCGTGCTGGGCTTTCCCAGCGTATGGCCAAGGCGGCCGCCGCTCGGCATCTTGAGGAGGAGGGGCGCCCGGTGGAATCTGTGTGGGATGCTGCGCAGGCTATCACTGCCATCGCTCGCGACGTCCCCCATCAGGACCACCGGATTGAGGTGGAGAAAAAGGCGGGCGCGCTGCTCGATAAAGTTACCGCTTGACGGTATCGCATAACATCGCATAAAGTTATCGGGCCGGGGGTTGTCTCCGGCCCTTTCAACATCATGGAGCTACACATGACCGACTTTCTCTTTTCTGTCCCGACCGACGTTTTGGCCGCCGCGCTTGTTTGCGTGTCCACCGAAGAGACGCGGTATTACCTCCGCGGCGTGTTTGTTTCGCCCGACGCTGACGACGTCGTGTTGGTATCGACTGATGGGCACCGTCTCTTTTGCGGCCGTTGCCCCTTGCCCCCCGCCGGTGCGGTGACGCCGTCCACCGGGTTCATCGTCCCGACCGAAGCTATCAAGAAAGCGCTGACCGGATACAAAGGGTTGGGAATCCAGATCGGCCGCGTCGGCGACGTTTGGGCGCTGGGCGACGTGACGTTCAAGCCGGTCGACGGGACGTTCCCTGATTTCCGCCGCGTGGTTCCGTCTCAGAAAACTATCAGCGAAGATCTGGGCAAGATCGCACAATTCAATCCGGCGTACATGGCTGACATGGGCAAGATCGCGAAGATCTTTTCCCCCGCCCGGTCAAAAATCAATCCGGCCGTCCATCACCTAGGGGCGAATCCGGCGATCGTCACGTTTGGCGGCCGTGAAGACGTGTTCGCCCTCGTGATGCCGCTGCGTGCGGAGACGCGGGACAAGGCGGAGCTGGGGTTCATGCTGGCCAACATAACGCAGGACAAGGTCGCGACGCTGGCCGCCATGCCTAAGCGCGCCTGACCTGATCGCCGCGCGATCGCTGGCCCGCCCCGGATCCGGGGCGGGTCTTTTCGTATCAGTTGACAACATCGCATAATATCGCATAGCCTATCCCCAGCGACGGGATCCACCCGCCGCGCGCAACATGGAGAACAGCTATGCGCAAAGAAAGCCTGAAGATCGCCCGCGCCTTCGCCGCCGGTGTCGCCGCATCCGCCGCCCGCACCCGCACCGACGGCCGCGCCATTTATTTGCATGATAACCTGATCGCCCAGCGTGAAGCCGACGGTTCGGTTTGGGTTACGCTGGCCGGTTGGGGGACCGTTACAACCCGCGACAGGGTCAACACTCTGTGCCGCGTGCTGGGCTCCGGTGTCCGGTTCTATCAGCGGGACCACGTGCAACGGGTGACTTTCCCTGACGGTTCGGACTTCGACACCTGCCCCCGCGATCGCTGGGAAATCGCCGGCGCCGGTGGCCAGCTCCGCAACGCGGCGGAGGCCTGACCGATGCGCGCAACACATGTTTACCACGGGATCCGGATTCCCGGCCGCCAGTCTAAGTTTTCTGCGTGGTGGTGCGGGGATCCCCGCGGCCCGCTATCGAGCCTTGCCTATGTTGTCGACGGCGAGCGGGTTGACCGTGCGGGCCGGTCGTATCCGCTGACAGCGCCAGAAATCGCCGCGTTAGAGCGTGGTCCGTGGTCGGCCCGATCGGCCGCTGATTTCACGCTTGCCCCCTAGGCGCCCCGCGTTGCGCCTCTCCGGCCCTATCTGGCCGCCCTTCGGGGCGGCCCTTGGTTTTCGCCAGTGAAACCGGGCCCCGCGGGCCGCGCTTAGCGTATTGAGACGCACCGGCCGGGCGCCGTTGCCAGTTGACTTACTCGTATAAAATCGCATAGATGGGTCACCGGGCCGCGAGCCCGGCAACGCAACATGGAGAAAACAGCTATGCGTTATCAATACACCGAAGTCGAAAAGGCGCCCGTGCAGCTCGAGGTGACCGCCGAAGACCTGATTCAGATTCGCGCCGCCGTCGACGCAGCGGCCGCGGCTGACGGATCCAGCTATCAGATGCGCCGCATCAGCGGGAACCTGCGCCGCGTTCTGCGCGAGGTGGCCGATCAGATGCAGCGCCGCGGCCGGGATCTTGTCGACACGCTCGATCGGGAAAACACCTGATGCGGGCCGACGTCTCACAGATCGCCGCCGACGTCGCCGCCGCCGGGGGCCATGGCCCGACGCTGGCGGGCCGGATCCGGTTCAAGATCGAGTTCGCCATGCTGCTCGTCGCCGTCGGCCGGACTGATGAGGCGGCCGACGCGTTCTCTGACGCGTTCGATCTGCTCGATCAGCTCGACTCCTGACACTGGCCCGCGGGCCGCGACCACCGAACCCCCGGCCCTGCGCCGGGGGTTTTCTTTTGCGCGCCGCCGATCGCTGCCCGGGATCCGCCGGCCCGATCGCCGGAGCTCGATCGCCGCCGCCGGGATCCGCCGCCCGATGTCAGCGCCGCCCGGCCCGATCGCCCTGGCCCCCGGCCCCCGGCCCAGGATCCGCGGCCCGCCGATCGCCGCCCGGCGGCCAGCATCCAGCGCCGCCCGATGTCGCCCGGGGCCCCGGCCGATCGGGTCAATCCGCCGTCCACCGGCGATCGGAAATCGCGGCCCGGCCGCCGCGCCCCGGGGCCCGACCGGCCGAGGGCTTGGGCCATGTTTCAGACAAACAATACATCAGTATTTCGTATCGTTCCTAACTGTCCTATATTAACGCTTAAAGTCGCATACATTTTTCTTCAGGGGCCCCCATGACCAGACCCATAGACCCGTCGGCCGCGGAGCGTGAACTAAAGCTCAAGCTTCGTCTTGCCCAGCTTGAGGCGAACGAGGCGTGCCGGAATGATTTTTTAACTTTTGTCCGCAAGGTTTGGCCTGATTTCATTGCAGGTCGGCATCATCGGGTGATTGCGGACAAGTTGGAGCGTGTTGCGCGTGGTGAGTTGAAGCGTTTGATTATCAACATGGCGCCTCGTCACACGAAGTCTGAGTTTGCGAGTTATTTGTTTCCTGCGTGGTTCATGGGCCGTGATCCGAAGAAGAAGATCATTCAGGCGACGCACACGACGGAGTTGGCGGTTAATTTTGGTCGCAAGACGAAGAATTTGATTGAGAGTGACGAGTACCGCGAGGTTTTTCCTGACGTGAAGTTGGCTGCGGATTCGAAGGCGAGTGGTCGGTGGGACACGAACAGTGGTGGGATGTATTACGCGGTTGGTGTTGGGAGCAACTTGGCTGGTCGTGGTGGTGATTTGGTGATTATTGACGACCCTCATTCTGAGCAGACGGCGATGAGTGCGAATGGTTTTGACGATGCGTATGATTGGTACACGGGTGGTCCTCGTCAGCGTTTGCAGCCGGGAGGCAGCATTGTTTTGGTACAGACTCGGTGGTCTGAGAAGGATTTGACGGGTCAGTTGATTAAGCGGATGGCTTCGGATCCGTTGGCGGATCAATGGGAGGTTGTTGAGTTACCGGCTATTTTTGACGATGGGACTCCGTGTTGGCCTGAGTTTTGGGGTTTAGATGATTTGATTTCGGTCAAGGCTTCGATTCCTCCGAGCAAGTGGAATGCGCAGTATCAGCAGAATCCGACGGGTGAGGAGAATGCGATCATCAAGCGCGAGTGGTGGCGTCGTTGGGAGCGTGAGAAGGTTCCACAGTTGCAGTATGTGATTCAGAGCTATGACACGGCGTTTTCGAAGCGTGAGACGGCGGATTATTCTGCGATTACGACGTGGGGTGTTTTTTATCCGAATGAGGGTGGGAGTCAGCCGAATTTGATTTTGTTGGACCTGAAGAAGGGTCGTTGGGATTTTCCGGAGTTGAAGGGTTTGGCATTGGAGCAGTACAAGTTTTGGGAGCCTGACACGGTGATTGTTGAGGCGAAGGCGAGTGGTATGCCCTTGACGCATGAGTTGCGGAACATGGGGATACCTGTTGTGAATTTCACGCCGAGTCGTGGGAACGACAAGGTGACGCGTGTTCATTCGGTGAGTCCGTTATTTGAGGCTGGGATGGTTTGGGCGCCTGACGAGTCATGGGCTGACGAGATGATTGAGGAGGTTGCGGCGTTTCCGAATGGGGAGCATGACGACTTGGTTGATAGTATGACGCAGGCTTTGATGAGGTATCGTCAGGGGAATTTTGTTCAGTTGCCAACGGATGACTGGGAAGAGCGTTCGGGTTCTGTTAAGGTACGTGTATACTATTGAGGCAGGGGCCCCGGGCATGGAACGAACGGCATCGCAAAGTGTGGATTCGTATTACGCGGATATTTTGGACATTCCTGCGTTTCGGGACTCTTCTGGGGGCATTTCGGATAAGACGGGTCAGCAGGTTTTCCGGGTTCGGAGTCCTGTTCCTCCGGGTTTGCGCACGCAGTATGCCGACGACGTTGTTCGTATGGATGATTTTTTCAACAACAGCCCGTATGTTCTTAATTATGAGCGTGTTGGTGGGGACGTTGTCGACGACGATTACTCGAGTATTTTGCGCCGCACGCCGGAGGGTTTGCCTGAGGCTACGGACGTCCGCGATCCGTCGGGGGTTGTTCCCGGTGCGAGCGTTTTGGAGCTTTGGGCTGGCGAGATGCGTGCTTTGTCCAACAAGGAGATGCGCGGCGAGCGGTTGTCTCCGGACGAGTTGGATCTTTTGCGGGCATATCAGGATTATTTTACGGAGCGCACGGGCATGGCGGAGGGCGGAGTTGTCCTGCCGCCGGCGGATCCTCGGTTTGAGCAGCGCGGGATTGGTGGTTTGTTTGCGGACACGTTAGGTTTGTCGGATCCTCCTCCGTTTCCTGTTCCGACGGACGCGGATCAGCAGGCGATGATCCGGCAGTCTGGTCGTCAGGACTTTGACGCGCGGTCCGCGTTTTACGAGCCGGGGTCTGCGGTTTTTGCGGAGCGTTTGATGTTGGAGTACGGTTATCCGGGGGAGTATGACTCTGAGGGGAACCGGGAGGTTATTGATATTGGGGGCGAGCAGCGTCATTCGCGGCCCTTGGATCGTCGTGATTTACCGACGCCTCAGGAGTTGGAGGATGTTCGTGCGCACATGTTGGGGACGGCATTGGCGGCAAAGGGTTATGGTGAGTCTGGGGCTCGGTTGATGGGTTCTGTGAACGAGGGGATTTTTGGTTTTCATCAGGGCCGTCGTGACAAGGCGATGGACACGCGGAACAATGCGGTTGGTTTGGATTTGTTTCGTCAGGCTGGGATTGAGGCGACGCCGCAGCAGTTGACGCGGATGGTTGATGATGCGATTTTTGCGCAGCTTGATCGGATTATGGCTCGTCCTTCTCAGGAGCGAAACTTCCGTAGCCCTGAGGGCGGACCTGATCTATACTTCCCGCGGGATGAGCGCGGCAACTTTGCCACGCAGTATTAGGAGAGGCCATGGCGCGCAATGGCGGACTGATGGATCGCAACATTCCGTCTCAGTTGGATGAGCGGGATTTGGCGGCTGAGATAGAGATTGAGCTTCCGGGGTCGTTGGACGACGACCGTGTTCAGATGATGATGGACGCTCGGGGTGTTGGGGAGATTGAGATCACGCCGACGGAGGACGGTGGGGTTGAGATTGACTTTGAGCCTTCTGACCAGCGCGGCGAGAACGAGGATTTTTACGCCAATTTGGCGGAGGAGATGCCGGATCGTGAGCTTCAGCGGATTTCTGGCGAACTTTTGTCGGAATATGAATCGAACAACGAATCGCGCAGCGAGTGGGTTGATACGTATTCGAAGGGGTTGGAGCTTCTTGGTTTTACGTATGACGAGCGCACGCAGCCGTTCCGCGGTGCGTCTGGGGTGACGCATCCGCTTTTGGCGGAGGCTGCGACGCAGTTTCAGGCTCAGGCGTTTAACGAGCTTTTGCCGCCGCAGGGTCCTGTGAAGACGTCGATCATGGGCAAGGAGTCGCGTCAGAAGCAGGAGCAGGCGCGTCGTGTCAAGACGTTTATGAATTACTACATCACGAATGTGATGGAGGAATACACGCCGGACATGGACCAGATGCTGTTTGTGTTGCCTCTGGCGGGGTCGACGTTCAAGAAGACGTATTACGACGAGGCGATGGGCCGGATTGTGAGCCGCTTTGTTCCTGCGGAGAACCTTATTGTTCCGTACAACACGTCGGATTTGGACACTTGCCCGAATATCACGCAAATGGTGACGATGTCGTTGAACGACATGCGGAAGATGCAAGTTTCTGGGTTTTACCGGGACGTTGAGGTGGTTCCTGCTCAGAAGGAGATGTCGGACATCTCTGAGATGACGAACAAGATCGAGGGTTTTGAGCCTTCGAACATTGATTACAATTGCACGCTTTTGGAGTGCCACGTCGATCTTGACCTAGATGGTTATGAGGACGTTGACGAAGACGGGGAGCCGACGGGGATTAAGGTTCCTTACATCGTGACGTTGTCTTTGGACAACGGTCAGGTTTTGTCGGTTCGGCGCAACTACCGCGAGGACGACAAGCGGAAGAAGAAAATTGCGTATTTTACGCACTACAAGTTCCTGCCGGGGTTCGGGTTTTATGGCTTGGGTCTGATCCACACCATTGGGGGCCTTTCCCGTACCGCGACGGCGGCGCTTCGACAGCTCATTGACGCAGGCACGCTGTCGAACCTCCCGGCAGGTTTCAAGGCCCGCGGCCTACGGATCTCGGACACGGCCGATCCTTTGCAGCCGGGGGAGTTCCGGGACGTTGATGCGCCGGGCGGCGCGATCCGCGATTCGATCATGCCTTTGCCGTTCAAGGGTCCGGACGCGACGTTGTTCAATCTTCTGGGTTTTGTGGTTCAGGCGGGTCAGCGTTATGCGACGATCACGGATTTGAAGGTTGGCGACGGCAACCAGCAGGCGGCGGTCGGGACGACGATTGCGATGCTGGAGCAGGGCACGCGTGTGATGAGCGCTGTTCACAAGCGTTTGCATTACGCGATGCGCCAAGAGTTCAAGATTTTGGCTCGTTTGATGTCTGAGACGTTGCCGCAGGAGTATCCTTATACGATTGCCGGTGGTGATGAGAAGGTGATGGCAGCGGACTTTGACGACAGAGTTGACGTCATTCCTGTCAGCAACCCGAATGTTTTCAGCCAAGCGCAGCGGATTGTTTTGGCTCAGACGAAGATGCAGTTGGCCGCGCAGGCGCCGGACATGCACAACATGCACGAAGTTTTCCGTGACATGTACGAGGCGTTGGGCGTGACGGACATTGACCGGATTATGAAGGTTGTCCCGACGGACGAGCCTGTTCCCTTGGATCCGGCGCAGGAAAACATCAACGCGTTGGACATGCTACCGTTGAAGGCGTTTGAGGGTCAGGACCATGAGGCGCATATTATGGCGCACATGATTTTTGGCTCGACGCCGATGGTCAGTGCGATGCCTCCGCTGGCAATTGCGCTTCAAAAGCACGTTTTGGAGCACGTTCGGATTGCGGCGCAGGAGCAGGCGGCGGTTCAGTATCTGCAGAGCCGCCAGCAGGCTGGGATGCGGCCTGCGAACGAGCAGGAGATGCTGGCTGTCGAGAAGCTTACGGCACAGCTTGTGGCGAAAGGCATGCAGCAGGTTAAGGATCTTTCGGGCCAGATTTCCGGCGCCGGGGCTCCGGATCCGCTTGTTCAGCTTAAGGAGGCCGAGCTGCAGCAGAAGGCGCAGGCCGATCAGATGGACAATCAGGTCGACATGGCCAAACTGCAGCTCGATCAAACGAGCCAGCAGACGCGCGCCCAGCAGTTCCAACAGCGCTTGGCTTCACAAGAGCAGATGACGCGAGAGCGCATAGAGTCGGCAATGCAGCGCGAGCTGCTTAAGATGAGAGGGAATACGCAATGAAGGTCAAGGTTGGCGGCTCCGCTCCGAGCAAATCGCCCAAAGCAGTAGACTACGCGGACATCGAGGGTCAGGGTCGTGTGCCGTATGGCAAGACGGCGCCTGCACCTATGTCCGGCAACAGCCCTAAGAAGGTAAAGACCCGCGGTACGGGTGCTGCCATCAAGGGCACGACGCACATGGGGTGCTGAGATGCCTTTAAAGCGCGGCAAGTCGCAAAAGACGGTGAGCAGCAACATCAGTCAGCTGCGGGAGGATGGTTTTCCGCAAAAGCAGGCGGTTGCCATTGCTTTGAACAAGGCGGGCAAGGTCCGGAAGATGGCCGCCGGTGGGATGGTCAAGGGTTTCAGCCCTATTGTTCGGGTTCCGCAGCGGTTTACGGGGGTATTTTGAACGCCATGACAACAGTTGTCTCAGCACACAATCGCTTAGACAAGCTGGAGCCCAAGATTGACCAGCTTGAAAAGGATGTCTCATCCGTAAAGACTGAGGTGCACGTTCAGTTTAAGGAGGTTTTCAACCGCATTAAGCGGATTGAAGCGATTCTGATAACTGTTGCGGGCGCAATCATCGCAATGCTTGCATCCATCTTGGTTAAGATGGGTTGAGATGCCGTTGCTCTGGGTAGGCTACACGCATATCTGGATTGATGACCAAAGCGTGTTTGTAAAAGTTTGCAGATACACCGCGGATCTCGCGCTGGCCGTTCACCCGCTTTATCCATGTCCGCCGTTTTGGGGTACGTAGATGTTTGATCCCGCCAGCATAGGCCTTGCCATAAGTGTCGGGAGCAAAGCGTTCTCGATGCTTAAGCAGGGCATTGCCGCGGGTCGCGAAATACAGGACATGGCCTCGCAGTTGTCGGAGTGGGGCAAGGCTGTCTCTGACATTGCTTATGCAGCACAGAGGGCTAACGAGCCTCCGGGCGTGTTTAAGACGCTGTTTGCCGGCAAGACCCACAACGCCATCGACATTTTCGCGGCACAGAAGCAGTGCGAGCAGCAACGCAAAGAGTTGAAGCAACTCATCACGTACCAATACGGGCATGATGCGTGGCAACAGTTCACCGACATTGAGCGCCGGGTGCGGGAGCAACAGCGCGAGCAGGTGTATCGCCGCCGCGAGATCATTGAGGGGATCGTTGAATTTCTGTTATGGTCTGGCATAATCCTGACTACCATAGTTATATCTGGCGTCGGCCTGTACTTCTGGGGCCGCTACTTAGGGAGATGGTAGATTGAGACTTATGCTCGTCCTCTTGGTCGCGGGATGCGGCCCTGTTACGGTGTCATCGGTGGCTTATACGACGGCCTGCCCCAAGGGAGACCGCCAGTGCGAAATTCGGCAGAACGCAGAGACGCTTTATTACATGGCGCACGGCGACGCGGCCAACGCGCTCTTGTGCTCTGGAGACACGCGGGACGTTATGGGAGCCTTGTGCTCGGTCTACTAGCGGCAAGTCTTGTTGACGCTCAAGTTTCGGGTGATCTTAACACCAACTCCGGCAACACCAACTCGACCATTGACAGCAACAACGTTTCCACCAGCGAGACGAGGAACTACAACGGCGCGGGCTCGTCGCCGTTCTCAACGCCTGTGCCGACAGCGGCGGCCCCGACGGTCATGGGCGGCGGCGGCAACGACAGTTGCTTGATTCCCTATCAGCAGGCCTTCCAGATCAGCATCTTCGGCCGTGCCGAGGGCAAGATGGAACAAGACCCTGAGTGCAACCGCCGCAAGGATGCAAGGCTGCTTGGCACGCCGCAGGAGAGCGGCGGGCTAGGCCTGCAAGTCTCCGGCATCTCAGTCATGTGCGACAGCGCGGCGATCTTCAAGGCGATGGCACTGGCATCGACGCCCTGCCCGATTTACTCCATCTCCACCGGCAAGCTGTTGGTCGGCCGAGAGGGGTATCTCGCAATGCGTGACGCCCCCCATACTTATGTGATAGGGTACTCCCAAGATCAGGCGTTTTGGGACGCCTTCCTGATGATGAACGAGGAGCTACCCGATGTCATTGCTGAAGAAAACAGCGGCCCTACTCTGTCTGAGCGTTTCCGCCGCTCACGCCGATCCGACGATGACGGACCTACAGGGGTCGGCCCAGACAATCCTTAACCAACTTTCGGCGGCTCAGAGCCTGACGGCTGGCGCGGTCTACAGTGCTGGACAGGGCGACATCCTCGCACCGGGCGTCATGCAGACGGCGACTGTCACTGAGCAGATGCGCCTTGATTACA